AGGTAGCCATATGCGTCGCCAATGTGCGAGTGCTCGTTCTTGTTGGGTGCGTCTCTGAATCTCTCCTGGCCGGCACCGATGCTGATGCGCTTGAAGTGATACCCGCCTCCCAGAGCCTTTCTGAGGAGCTTGCAGGAGCGATTGACGATCAGCCCAGGCTTACCCATTACCAGCCTCTGCATGGGGCTTGCAGCAGCCTCCCTGCGTACCTTGAAGTCGTTGCTGGCAGTGGGTTGCGCCTTCAGTCCCAGGGTGCGCAGGAAGTCGAAGCTGGTCACCTCATAGATCGCGTCTCTCGCCATACCGGCAGGATCCCCCCAGAGCATGACCTGGTGGTTGGGGAACCGCTGGTTGAGCTCTGCGAGCAGCTGCAGGCCGAACCGCTCGAGGCCCATGTCGAAGGTCACGATCTCGTGGTGGATCAGCCAGCGGCCGTTGGGGAGTCTCTGTCCGATGGTGGCTGCAGGGGTGAGACCAAAGTCCAGGCCCACCTGGATGGGTACGCCAGGCTCGACCTCAGTTTCCCCGCTCATGGTGGCGTCGTCATACTCTGGCCAGACGGGTCTGCCTTCCTGGACGTAGGTGTACTGGCCCGCGGCATAGCACCGGATCCAGTCCAGGTTCTTGCCGGGAAGCATTTGCTGGTAGTAGCCGGCGGGGAGGTTGTTGATGTTCTCCGCGGCCGGGTTGGTCTTCCACCACTTGCCGGCAGCCAGCATATGGTCGTTGGCCTCGGGGTTGTCCGGCAGGTCGTCCGCGGGAACCTCAATGACGCCGCCTGGTTGCTTCCAGAACTTCCAGCCTCGGGGCTTTTCCTTCTCGGCCATGTTGTGCCACCAGTGGTCGTCGTCCATCGGGTTTGTATCCATCCAGATGCCGTGCCAGGACGCGCCGCCATCACGCTTGGTGGGATACCGTCCCACCCGGTGCGTGAGGCCGTCTATGACCGCTTTGGGGAGCTCACGGGCCTCGTTGACCCATGCGCCTGTGAGCTCGAGAGAGAGCAGCTTTCTAACGTCCTTGGGCTGATCGAGCGCCAGAAAGATGACCTCGCAGTCGATACCGGCAGCATCACCGCGGGCGGGCAGCCGAATGTGGTGGGTGATGGGTGGCGTCCAGAGCATGTTGCCGAACGTGCTCTCGGGGAACAGATCCAGCCAGGTCTTGATGGTCGTGGTCTTCAGCATGGGGTAGCTGTTGCGCACCACAGCCCAGCGCGAGTACCGGATGTTGTCGATGGGGGAGGGCTTCTGTTTGACGGCCTGGATGAAGATCTTCGCCGCGCAGGCGTAGCTCTTCCCGGATCCCACCGGCCCCATGACACCGGCCACGAACTGGCGGGATTGGATGAAGTCGTAGACCACCGGGCTCTCGCTGAAGTCCAGCTTCAGTCCGGTGACACCGACCTGCTTGGCGCTCTGTTCTTTGGTTCTCACTTGCGTCCTTCAATCAGCATCTTCATGGCGATCACAAGATCACTGGCGGCCTGCTCGGTGATGATGATCGACTCGCTGTCTTGTCTGACCTCGAAGTACAGCGGGCCATCAGAGGTCGATTCTGAGTCGATCTCGACATCGATCGCAATGCCTGGCCCGTTGTCGATCTCGTAGCGCGTTGGCTTGATCTTCATGCGTTCTTCTCCTTCAACTTTGTTTCAACGGCGCGAGCGAGCCACCATTCCAAAGAGTCGCTCGGCATGAACATCTGTCCGCGAACTCTGTATTGGTTTTTCCTAAACTCAACTGCTGCTGTGTCTCGTGCTTCAGAGATCTCATCATCCGTGAGCCAAACCCATTGGCGCTTCTCAGCCCGCTCGATGGCAGCGCGGAGAGCGGCGATGGCGGCGTCAAGGTGCGGCACCGGGCCGTCCTGCCACTCGCGCTCAATGCCCAACGCCTCCAGCGCCTGCTTCATGACCTCGATGCTCATTTCTCACCTCGTGCTCGGATGGCTGCGGCGCATTCAGCTGGTTGCATACCAACATCACGCTCTTGAAACGCATCACACAACTTCGCACACGCCTCACGCTCGGCAGCTGCAGCACGCTCTGCAAAGCGCATCAAAAAGGTTACATCTTTCTCTGGCGTATCTGATAGCTCCCAGAACGCTCCAGCATCCAACGCCATCCGTAAGACCTCATCTCGATTCATTGCATCTCCCTCGCGAGATACCGGAGCTCCACAATCCGCGCACACTCCCTCAACTTGCTCACGTTGGTGCGCTTCATCACCTCGATTGCAATGGCGACGAACGTCTCGAGCTCAGCCCGCTCCTCATCACCCCATCCGATCAACTCCGCAACACAGGCCTGCAGTCTCGTGTCTCGCAGGGTGGCTACCTTCTCCACCACATACTCGAGATCATCCCGGCTGAGTGTGGCCCTCTGCTGAATGATCTCCCTCATCCTGTCAGCCTGTTCCGCCACAAATCCTCCCCCCGGCTTCATCACCCCTCTCCCCGAGGCGCCACCACGTTCACGTCAATCACCGAGGGCTTCTCATCGTCTTCAGGCCTGTCCAGCAACCCCGATGCCTTGGCCAGCAGCCTGAGTACCTGAACCTTGTCAAAGAGCTCGATCTCGAGCGTCTGCTGCCCGTCCTTGCCCTTCGTCACCCTCACGTTCTTAATAGCCTGCAGCGCATGCTCCGGGATCCTCCCCGCTCCCTTGAACCTCACCGTCCCGTCATCATCCCAATCCATGATGTCCGTGATCTTCGTCTTCGCCATGCAGAGCAACAGATACGCCACCGCCTCCCGGTTCTCAACGATCGTGGCTGACCTCTCCAACCTCCTCTGGACGGATCTGATACCTCCCCACCCATCCAGACTCGGTATCGTCGCGCTGAACTTCTGCTTACCCGTAGGCATACCAACACTCCTCAAAACGGGATCTCTTCGTCCTGCTGACCCTGATACCCATTACTCTTGGCCTGCTCATGCTGGGACTGCTGCACCCGATCACCCAGCGCCAGGCTGATCCACTTCTCCCCAGCACTCGTCTCCTTCGTCCACCCGCTCACCCAATACACACTCCCGTCCGGCAGCATCAACCGTCCCTTCAGATTCGGATGCCGCTCACTCGTCTTCTTGTCGTTCTTGAACAGACTGCCCTGCCCAGGTCTCATCTCGTATGCCATCGTCATCACCTTTCTATGGTTAGGAAAACTTGAGGAAAATTTTGGGGAGGCCCCCACTCGCTACTGGTGAGGGGGAGGGGGCAAGGGTCCACGCGTGACGCGGCCGCATGACGCGCCCCATGCGCACGCCTAGCCGTATGACACCGGGCCTCGAGCCCCGCCAGCACCCGACACGGCCCTTCCTGTCCAATTCCCATACGTTCGTTTGAGTTTTGTACGGAGCCCATAGAAAGGCCTACAACGCGCTGGAAGGGTGCCAGGCTATGTCGCCTCATCCTTGCCCCCGATCGTGCGCTGTAGGCGATCCTGGCGCGTTCTGGGCGGTGTCATACACGCCGTCGACGATGCGGTCGGCGTTCAGGTTGATGACCGACTCGAGCAGCGAGGCCAGGCGAGGCGGCGGCAGACCCTCGGCCTTGTGCCGGTCGAGCACCTCGTCGATCAACGCGCCAATCCGATCAACGTGAACATATTGATCGACAACTTGAATCAAACCTTCACACTCCGTAGTTACTTCATACCCCTTTGCCTTTAGTGTGATTGCGCAACCTTCTGTAGGCCTATTGCCTATTTTTTGAGCATCTCCACACTCGCCACTTTCAGGTTGTCTATGTGGCCGCTTCTTGAGGCCTTCCCTGATCCGTTTGACTGCCAGCGTCTCGCCCTTCGGCATGGTGTATCTCCTGGTCGGTTGTTGGTTGACCACGGGCTTGACGATGCCTGCCAGCATCTCCGCGATCATCTGTTGCTGCTTCTTCGGTGGGATCGACTGCATCTTCTCCTCGAGCTCCTTCAAGAATGGTGGCCGTGCGTCCTCTGTGGTGCTGGCCACCGCGATGGCGTCCAGCGTGCCGATCTGCGGGTCGTAGATCACCCTGATCGTGTCCCCGGTGTAGCCCTTGAACCCCTTGCGGATCACCTCGATGTACCCGTGATCCTTCAGCTGCTTGACGTGCTTGTTGACCGCCTGGCGTCGGATGCCAGACTCCTCGGCAATCCGCTGCTGCGTCACCCAGGTGATCCCGGCCCGGTTCGCCCAGCTGCAGACCTTCGCCAGAGTCCTGACCGCACCATCTGTCAGCCTGCGGTCTTCCAGCGCCCTGATCGGGATCACTGCGAACATCCGGCGCGACGGCGGCTTCTGCTTGACCCTGGCCTGCTTTGGGAGCCTGAGCTCAGTCATCCCCGTCCTCGAGCCAGCCCGCACCCATGCCACGCGGCATCGGAGCCCATGCAATCACCCGCGACCGGTCGATCGGGCTGCCTGCGCCCGCATCACGCCAGCACTTGCGCTGCCGGTCATACCAGCCGATCCAGACCTCAACCGGGTGGTCGAGCTCCACCAGCACCGTCTCATCGTCT